CCATCTTCTAATGTTTTACCTACCTTTTTTCCTAAGTCTGTAAATTTCGTCAATGTGGTTGCACTGTTTTTAAATACACCTTCAAAACCAACGCTAAATCCTTTGACGGCATCCTTTAAGTCTTTGAATAGAACTTCCATTTTATCTAGTTCATCATTGGTTTCTTTTATATCGGGCTTAACACTTAAAATATTTTCTCCGATTTTTAAGATTGATTGTGCTAATGATTCAGCTTTAATTCCTGCCTTTCCGCTTGCAGCAAACATTTTATTTAACAGTATTGTTATAGCCGCCGTTTGATCGGCGGCAAAAGGCAAGGATTGTTTTAGTTCGAGAAGTTCGACTTTAAAAAGGATTAGTTCATTTTTTACATTAAGGAACATTTCCTCTAAAAAATCTCCTAAACGCCCAAAGGCTCTAATGAGTTCTGCTATAGCCGACACTAATTGAGTAGCAATATATTTTCCTATCTCTTCTAATCCACCTTTAGACTTCGCACTTTCTACGGCCCAATCTTTAAATTGAGTTATCATCTTCTCTAAACCAGGGGCCAAAGCCGCAAACGTCTGCTTAACTAAGCCATCAAGCATAAATTTTAATTCAGCAAATCTGTCATTAAAATTTTCTACTGATTTAATCGCATGTTTGTTTACGACAAATCCCATCTCTTCTGCTTTAGCTATCCAACGATCTAAACCTTCTACTCCTTCGGCAAAAACTTGATTTAGTTTAGTTCCAGCTTTACCAAAAAATGCCATTAAAGCAGAGTTCTTTTCTGCTTCGCTTCCCATGTTTTTTAAACCTTCCGAAACTTCCCTCAAGATTTGGTCATTGGATTTTAAAACTCCACTTGAATCGAAAAGACTAACTCCCATTCTGTCGAGGGCGTAAGTCGCTTCTCCCGTTCCCTTAACCAGAACATCCCCAATATTCTTGGAGAATTTTTCAATAGCTTTGTTTAAATCTTCTACTGTACCGCCGCCCAAGCCGATTCCACCCACCACTTTTGCAGCAGATTTGGCAGCTCCACCAATTTTACCTAAACCACCCTTAACCGCCGCAAACGCCTTCTTGGTTCTGTTTACGGCCTCTATGACCAGTTTGTATTTAGTTTGTGCCATGTTTCTTTTTCTCTTCTAAGACTTTTACAAATGCTATCCAACCAATAAATTCATCAACAGTCATTTCACGCAACTCTGCAAGAGTCATGTGAAGGCGATCTGCCAAAGCATACTGAGTAAATAAGTCAGCATCGGCCCTTATTTTTTTTCGGCTGTCTCCAAATCATCAACTCCCATGATCCAGGTTCCGATCTTGGTTAGAACACCGACATCAACGCCATTCATTAACTTGTACTTATCATCCATCGTAAACATCTTGTCTCCGTTTTCATCCAACGCCTTATGTATTAAAGCGAAGGCCAACAAAGCCAAATCATCATTTTTAGATAGCTTATAAAGTCTCTGCGATTCCTGTAAAGTTAATGGTTTCGCATAGATAACGAAAGGCCCAGATTCATCGGCCCACTCTTCGACTGTTAGTTTTCTTTCATCTATCGAGTCAAAGTGTGCTGCCGCCCTGTCTACCGCCCTCACGTTAGACTTGTGTTTCTGTTACTGCGCCTGTGTAGGTAGCGGCAAAACTAGCTTCAACCATCCCATCAAAAGTTACATTAACTGTTTTTGATGTTACAAGGGCCGTCCCAGTGAAATACGAATCTCCACTTACTACGCCCTCAGGATATAAGACTAATGTAACGCTACTTCCAGGGTCTAATGCTTGCTGGCCATTTGTATCCGATTCGTCCCAAAACGCATCGAAGCTTGCTGACGCTGTGGTCAATCCCGCTTTAAATGTTCTTGCTGGATCTCCCATAGCTGTATCTTCAATAGTATCTGCTGAGAGGTCTAACGAAAAATTACGCACTTCGGCTACAGTATTAGAACCAACTTTGATTATTCCATCCGTTCCTGTATGTGTGGCCATAATTTATTCTCCTTTTTTATTTTGTTTTTTAATCACAGACTTAGGGGCTTTCGCTTCCTCAGTCCAACCTTTGTTTTTTAAAAACTCCACCCTGGCTAAAGGCACTTCAATAGCGTCTTGCCCTTGTGGAGAATATAAAATCTTTCTTGCCATTTTTACTCCTAGACTGCCGTTTCTGGATCAGTCTCTAAGGTTGCATACTCTACCATATAGGTAAGAGTACAAACAGCGACAGGCTGATCGCCCTCGCCATCAAAAATAATCTCTGTAGATTCAAGAAATGAATTTTTAGCTAGGTCATTAAGCGTTCTATCACCACTCATGGCAACTTCCACTTCTGCTGATACTGTATCAATCGTATCATCATAATCACTAACCGCTTTCACATATCCCTCAATCACCAAAGATAAATCTCGCATAATTGTTCGGGTTGTACCTATTGTTTCGGGCATTGAATCTTCGGCCTTTGTATAAATTAACAGTCCAGGCAAGTTATTAGAACCAAGAGGGTAAACTCTTGATTGATAAACTCTAGACCCCGTTGTAGTTAAAGACCCCAATGTACTTGCGGCTCTTTCTCTAATCTGTTGTCTAACATGGGCCATTTTTTACTGTTGTTCCAATACTAAAGCTGTAATCCCTACTCCGTCTGGTTCTACGGAAATTATATTAAAAGTTACTGAATCAATAACTATGGTGTCCTCGTTATCCACACCTGACATATCAGAGCTTGTTCCTGTGCAAACAGGGTTTGTTCCTTCTACATCAATCCCTGTTCCTGGATCAATCGCAAAGTATTCTTTATTAAGAATAACGCTGATCGTAGAACTGGAACCGCCGATAGTAATAACGGCACTCACCCCGTGAGCATCAGTGTCAAAGTAGCCCGCTAAATCTGCTGTGGATTCAAGAACCATAATTATTTCTTCTTACTTCTTTTCTTAACGGGTTTACCTTCGGAGCTTTCTAATCCTACTGAGCGATCCGTTGATTTAGATTCGCCATGCTCGGCTATTTGCCCTGCGGCTAATAAACCTGCCGCTACGGGTTGCTCTATTTCAACTGATTCGCCAATAAGATAATCGCTTCCTTCGATAACCACGTTTTTAAGAACTTCGTATTTTTTTGTCATATTCAAAAAGTGGATGGGGTTATTGGCCCCATCCAACTATTTAGACTAATTAGTCTGTTGCCTTCGTGAACGATTGTCCATGTCTAACTGCTACATCACAAAATTGAGTCGCTCTAATGCGAGTCAAGTTGTTTGTTGCAACTGTGAACGGGTCCACCAAAATATCGATTGAGCCAAAAAAGCCAATCAATAAGTCAGACCACATTCCAAAGTAAATATAACCTGCTCCAACTGCATTACTAATAGTTACGTCATGGCCGTTTACTCTGCCATCGCCGTCCATAATAAAGATTGCTGTATTAGTGGCCTTTTGAGTAGTTTTCAAATTGCCAACTATAGTTGAGTTAGTTAAGTAACCAGGTCTATTAAATGGTACGTTGTCCGCTAGAACCAATGATTCCATTTCTACTGCTTCCGCCCAGGTGGGTGTATGAGCAGTTGCCAATGTCACTGAATTAACACCAGTTGCACTGTTCAGTCCAGTTGGTTCTCCCGAACTTCCAGACCCCGTCATGGCTCCTGTATCTACTACTTTACCGATACCCGCCGCAAGATCATTTCTTACTAATGTCTCTATTGATAGAGATGAATTAGCAAGCATCTTGTTCGTAATATCAGTGTAAGCAGAGATAGTATTAGGAGACAAAGTTACTGATCCTAAAGTTAATTCAGATTCACTTACAGCCCCGCCCTCGGTTGCTATCCAAGCTGCCGTTGACACGCCAGTTTGTTTGGGTATTTTTACCAGGTCGACTAAATCAGGGAATATAGTTGCCCCTGCTCTAATAACACCAGACGCATCTCTAAGTGCATCAATGAAATCTCCCTTTCTGAAGTCAGTTCCTATTCCACCTGCATCCGATGTTGTATTTATATCTCTAGTCCATGTACCCATAACCTCACTTGGTAATGTAAGACCTTCTGAATTTCTGCCGTATTTGTCTTTTGCCGCTTGTGACGCTTCAAATTCAAACTTAGCTTCTTCTTGAGCCTTTCTATTAGTAGGGTTACTCATAGCATAAACCGCTTTCAAAATACTAAAATTTCTGGATTCTTTTTCATTCAAACCGATGTCGGCAGTTTCTAAAGGTTGTCCCGAAGGTATAGTACTAAGAAGCTGGCCTCTGAATGTTTCCAAATCAGTTCCATCTTTAATTGCTTGTCGAGCTAAGTCTTGCTGTAGGTGTCTTGAACCAAGTTCTAGGATTTCGTCATTTTGTTTGGCGATAGCCTTCCTGGTCAAAGATTCCGTTTCAGTTTTAACTTCCTCAACGTCTATTTCTAGATTTTCTTCTTTCATAGTTTTTCCTATGTTTTTATTTATTCTCACACCAGAATCTTCCGCTTCGGGTTTTAACCCTACCACTTCTATTTCTGGTAATTCTTTTGCCGCATCATCGCTTCTGGCTATTCCCACGTTCATACTTTGATCTGCTGGGATACTCACAATCGAACTTTCGAGTGGAGTCCAGGAAACACGATAAGTTGGTTCATCGAAAGAGTCATCTCTTTCCATGCTGTTGATGTTGTAACCGACACTGGCATTTTGACGAATGCCGTCTTTTACATCATTAAAAACTTCATTAGCTAAGTCACTTTTTCCAAAGCGAACTTCGGCGATGGTTCTCTTACCATCACTGTCTAAATAGAAGTTTTCAACCACTCCGATTTGTTTAGTCATATCGTGATCTAGGAGAAGAGGACTTCTACCTTGATCCATAAATGACGTATCAATAGATTCTTCGGAATGATCTAATATTTCCAAACCGAAAGAACGAACAACAGGAGCTTCACTTGTCAAAGCAATTCGTACTCGGCGATCCTCTTCGTTTATGTATTCAGAACGAATAGCCGCAGAACGGAATTGCTTTTCAGAAGCAAAACTGCGTTCCTCTTCTTCAGTTGGCTCTACCTCAGATTCAGATTCTTTAGATTCAGATTCCTCAGATACTTCTTTGGTTTCCGCTTCTTTAGTTTCTTCTTCTTCGGTTTCTTCAATGTTATGTTCTTCCATTGTTTTTCCTTATTTAGTTGGCAAAATTGCCACACCCACTTTTGAACACCCTGTAAAAGCTAGGGTGGATTTGCTTTTACCTTGTGACACAACCACACAACTCTTTGTGGTTCCCGCCAGTTGCCAACTCCTATTCATCACTTTCGCCCGTTAGATCGGGTTCAACTGGTGTCTTAGTTGCCCCGTAAGGAGAGAAAGCTGTTTCAATTCCGTATTGATCAGCCAAAGCCTTTTCTCTAGATAGTTCCTCGAAAAGTTCTTCGGGATCACGGCCCATTGAACGCTGAATATCTGACATAGTTACCTGACCATTTTGTAGTCCTACTACGTTGGCATTCATTTCCTTGAGTGGGTCTATCCAACTCCAGGAACGTGGAATAAAGGTAACTGAGTTAGCAAATTTCTCATACTTCGTTATTGGTATGCTGACCTGCTTAGTAGTCATGGCGTAATTAAGCCACTTTAAATAGATAGGTCTGACCATGTGTTGAATAACGAATTTTTGTAATATTCTGTAATAATCTCTTTGTTCCATAACGCCTTGTCTAATACTGGAATAATTAACGCCTTCCAGATTATTAGCCAAATCGACATAAGAAACATTAAGACCAGATGCAATTCCCCGTAGGATAGCTTTTTGAAATGGATCGAAGGTCATGTTGGGGTAATCAGGTTTCCATTCCAAAAAGCTAGAGCCATTCGGTAATTGTTCCATACTTCCAGGGGTTGCATCCATAATTTGTGTGTAGGTATCTTCTGTCTCTTCACCCACATAACCATCGCCATCAGGTGAAACTATAAACCCCATTTTACTTGCGCCCACCCTTGCATTTACTACGGCGCTCTCTTCCAATCCATCTAACATCTTGGCTCTGGTTAATATAGAAGATGTCCAGGGTACACCTCTAGTTTGTTCTGCCCTATTAGCTATATAGGCGTGAATCAATTCATCGGCGGGAACTTTAACGTAGCTGTTGCCAACATATAAAGAGCCAGCCGAACCGCCTGGATGATTTCTTAATAAGTAATAAGCAATCGGTTTATTAAACTTATTTACTTCCACTCCCATCTTGATTGAATTACCTGTCTGTTCGTTCTTGATACTATAGTTTTCATCCAATAAATCAGCTTCTATAAATTGAATCTGATAGCCAAATCTGTTATCCGAAGAACGTAAATGTCTGATTAAGGATTCTCCATCTCTTGATAAACTTTCAATAAATAATTTCTGACAATCTAAAAAGGATTGTCTGCCATTAACAGTGCAGCTTCCAACCTGACCCCATTCTGTAAATGCAGATTCCACTTCTCTGTTACCTGCCAAATCTAAATCTCCATTATCGTTTCTAGCTTTAGATGCTACTCGGATTCCATTTGGGCCAATGACATTACTAATTAACATCTGAAAATAACGGCTGATATAACTATCGTTTCTGGCTAATGCTCGGCTTCTATTTCTTAATGTACTTAACGATCCTAATATTTCTTGATCCGCACTGTTGCCTGATGTTTGCCAATCAGAAAATAAACGACCACCCGTTGCTCCCGCATAGAGTCTTTTCCATGTTTGGGTCTTGGCCTTTCTCTTTAAGATATTGTTATACCATGCCATTAGAATTTAACCTTAATTTGATTTCCTGTTGCTTCGCCTTTGTCTCTTCTTGAAACTCTATCTTCATTTAACACCTTATGTTTGTATTTTGAATACCATGAATTTAATTCATCGGGAGACATTCTGGATAAAGAACGACCCGCAATACTCATGGACATTTGATCAATGCTAGCTCGGTTTTCCAGTGTTGCTTCTAAAGCATCAAAAACAATTCGATCATGGGAACGTGGATCGCCTGTATCTGCATCTAGGTTTGATTTAACAGTAACCACTCCTTTATTGAGAACCAATCTTTCACTAGAAGCTGTTTTGGTTATGTATTCCTGATAGGTGTAATTGCCTTTCGTATAACTTGTGGTCGTAGAACTGGCAACTGAAATGGTATAAAGACTGGTATTGCTTTCTGTAATTTGCGAAGAACCCAATGCTATTTCGGTTGCTGTCGAAGTTAATAATCTAAAAGAATAAGATAAAGAATAACTAGCAACAGGATAATCAGTTAAATCTCTTTTCCATAACCAATTATCACCTACATACAATGTATCAGGTGTTATTGTTGGATAATTAACGGAATCAAATCTATTAGCCAATTTTTGTCCTCTTGTAGCTTTAAAAAAATGATAAGTTCCATCTCAGATTTGTCAACACTACTTCCAACTATTTACGAAAGTCTTTCTTGGT